GCTGAAGGTAGCCTTAAAACAAAAGAATGGCTACTAAAAACACATTTGTAAAGGCAAGTATATCGGGGGACTACGGACAAGACCTTGTTATGAAATATCTTAAAGACAAGGGATACCAAGTAGAAGAAGCACCGAAGAAGTTGTTCTACGATTGGGATGTAAAAGGTAAGAAGAACGATAGGGTTGTAACCATTGAGGTCAAGTACGATTCCAAAGCCTATATGTGGGCTGCTCGTAGAGGTACTCCCGAACAACCTAACCTTTATATTGAGTTTAGAAGTACGACAAGAGATTGTGATTCGGGTATCTTGAAGTCTACCGCAGACTTCTACTTCTATATATTAAAGACTGGAGATAAGGACATTGGCTTTGTATTTGATAGGATACAACTACTACAACACCTTCAAGCATCTAACTACAAGGTGGTTGGCAATGGTGCTACAGGAGATGACAATGCTGAAGGATGGATACCTCCACTACACGAACTGCTTGTAGCCAAGCACGGATACAAGGCAACTATAGACCTTACGCCATATGGTAAATGACATAGAATTAAACCTGCCCAAGCCACCAAGCCTCAACCAATACTATGCAGGTAAGCACTGGGCAATACGAAAAAAACAAAAAGATGAATATGCTAAAGTATGTAAAGAGGAACTTGAAAGGTATGATGCGTTTACTTGCTCGTCCTATGAAATTCATATTCGCTATCATTCTCGTCACGATGTTGACAACATCATTCTTGTTTCAAAATTTCTCTCGGATACTCTCGTTGCTCAAGGTATTATTAAAGACGATGGTAACAACTATTACAAAAGGCTTGACATCAAGATTGACAAGGACCTTCCAAAAGATACGTTCTTGGTTACACTCCGATGCACCGACTTTAAAATTGTAGACAATGATTAATCAACGCAACTATCAGACTTGTAAATTAATTAGAAACAGGATTGATTTATATCTTTATGAGATGTCAAGATTGTTTACTAACATAGGCACTGATTCTACTGTAGAAGAGATTCAAGAAGCCTACAGAAGAGAAAAAGAATACATTGAACTGATTGCCGAACTTGACCCCGATAAGGCAGATAGGCTACGCTCATCATATTGATATGTCACTTGACCAATACTACGAAGAACTTACCAGCGATGAAGCCGATTTCATTCTCGATATATACAATGTCATCGATAGAATGGTGCTTGACGGCAGGCCAGTCACATTGGTTGGATTGGGATATGAGTTGGGCGTAAACCCACAAGAACTTTCCGACTACCTACCTACAATCATACAGATACTCAACAAGGTTGAAGAAGAATACGAGGTACGATAAAGCCATCATTGAACGTGAGGCAATACTCTCTGCACAACAAGATAGAATAACAGAGCCGTTAGGTGAGTTTATTCTACAGCGTGCTATTGAGATTGCTGGTTCTGCATTTGTTACCGATGGTAATGAAGAGTTGAAGCAATCGCTTATTGACTCTGCTGTGATGCGTACCTGTGAAAAGTTCTTGCATTACTACCAAGGAGGCAAGAGTGCAGCAAATCTTATTATAAGTATTATATATAGTACTATGACTAACAAGATAGTTAGTCTAAACCATAGCGATATATATGGCCACAACATAAAAGGTTATGTGGTATGTATAGAGGATGGTGAAAAGTTTACACGTCTAAAGAGATATGTAAAAGATTCTTATTTAAGTGAACAATTATAATTATGATGGAAATTTATAACGATTGGATATTGGTATCCTCAGTAGGTTTGATGTTCTCATTCCTGTTTGTCTTTGAACCTTATGGTTGGTTGATGGAACGAGTGTTGACTTTTAAGCCATTTAACTGCGTTCTGTGCCTTTCTTTTTGGTGTAGCCTTCTCCTATATACTTACATCGGAGAAAGTCCCTTATACGCCATCTATACGGCTTTTATTGCAGAGCTGTCTTACCGTAAGTTAGTCAATGAGTAACATATGAAAAATGTAAATTCTAATAGTGATTGGCTCTTCCTGTATTGGGACGAGCCTATTTTTTCTAACCCTAATACTAACGACAATGCCGATACCAGTTCCGAATCTAAAGGAAACAAGACCTGAATTTATTGAAAGATGTATGAGTAACCCTACAATGATTGAAGAGTATCCCGATACTGCACAGCGTTTAGGAGTATGCTATACCTCTTGGACATCGGAGATTAAAAAAGTAAAATAATGCAAGGACTAACCACAGACTTCCATTTCTTCTTTGAATACAGAGAGTTTGATTCTCCCGATGCTCCTGGTTCTTACGAAAAGATGGACGTTAACTTCCTTAACAAACTTACTGAAGCTCGTAAGATTGCAGCCATAGGCTTTAAGATTACAAGCGGATACAGAACACCCTCTCATAATGAGAAGGTAGGTGGCGTACCCTCAAGCAGCCATACCCTTGGACACGCAGTGGACATCTTCGCCCCAACAAGCAGACAGAAATATATTATTATTAACTCTCTTCTTCAAGCAGGGTTTAACCGCATCGGTGTGGCTAAAAACTTCATCCACGTTGATGATGACCCAAGCAAGAATGAAGACGTCATCTGGACGTATTGACAAAAAAAATAACAACTATGAACGACACAGATTTTGGCTTTGAGAATGACTTCGCAGACTTTATTAACGAACTTGAAAGTTCAGAGAAAAACAATAACGCTCAATGCTCCATTGATAATCCAGAGTGTGAGAGCTGTAGTGGATAAGGCTTATGAATCCGATAAAGAAACTATTGACAAGCAATGCCAAGGAAACTGTGGAAGCAGTTGCCAATGTGGTAGATAGGTTTGTATCTACACCCGAAGAGAAAGAGGCTGTTCGTCAATCTATAGAAAATGAAATTACCAAGCGTTGGCAGGCAGACAGCCTTACCGACTCTTGGTTGAGTAAGAATGTAAGACCATTAACCTTGGCAGTCGTAATGATATTCCTTGTACTGATGACCTTCTTTGAAGGATTTGGTATTAGTAGTGTTAACGAAAGATGGATAGGGTTATGGGAGATGGTATCAATAACCGTGATAGGCGGTTACTTCGCAGTAAGAAGCGTGGACAAGAGAACCAAAGTAAAATAGTGTGGTGCGAATATGCACCAGTAGAATGTACTTGTTATGAAAAAAATTCAAGTAACGTTAGAGGAGATTCGTGCCGCAACAAGGCCTAATGTCTACAAGAATCGTAAGAAGTACACAAGAAAAACTAAACACAAAAAGAAAGAGGACAATTAGTCCTCTTTTCTTTTCTTATATAATTCGTAAGACCTTTGTACTGTATACACTATAGATACTACAAGTAGTACAAGTTTTAGTGCATCCTCAACAGCGGAGAATGATATAGCAAGTGTGGCAGTGTTTATAGCAAACAGCTTGATATCATTTACATCCATTACAAGTTATATGTTACACCACCATCTTCACAGGTAGTATCGGTTATACCATCTTTTGGATAAAATACGCTGCCTTGGTAAGTATCTTCCTCATCAAATAAATCATTATCACAACCATCTGCTGTAGCAATAGCTTTAATTGCTGCATTATCAAGTACATAGTTGGTGATTCGTTTATTGATATAGCCAAGTTTACTATCAATAGTAGAAGATATAGTATCAAGAATGTATTGGTCTTGCTTGCCCTCTTCGTTTTTAGTACGGGCAGTCTCTGTTCTTAAAATGCTGATGGCTGCTTTAGAAGAGTACATAGCCAAAGAATACTTGACCAACTTAAACAAACCTTCTTCTGTAGCATCCAATGTTTGTGCTTCTACCTTTGTCTCAAGGTCCTCATACAAACAAGTACCCAACAAATCTTGAATAGAGGTGAACTGCTCCAACTGGATGAGGGACAACAAGGCTCCTCTATCCATACGCTTAGGCAATGGAAAGTTTTGGTAGAGGTAGTTATCGTCTATGAAAATTACATTAACCATTTACTATATCTGTTGTGTTAGCACCCTTGATGCTTTCCAAGTTAATATCCTCCTCAACTACAGACAGCTCCATCTTATCGTATCCTACAGTAGCAAGAATTCTATTGACAGAATCTAATAGGATTTCCCTGTTAGGTAGCGTTTCAGTAGCTCTAAAAATTTGGTATGCGGTAACAAGTTCATTCCCTGTACCGCCAAGCTTACCGCTAACCATAACACCAAATAGAGTAGGAGAGGTAACATTATGGGCAGTAAGGATTTTAGCATCGTTAAGTCTTGATAGTACATCGATAGTCTTGTCTAAGTTAGCAATGTCTAAAGGCGTAAACTTCGGTGCATCCTCATCTTTCTTTACCCAAGAAACTACAAAGTTATCAGACTCTGGTCCTGTGAAAGACTCCTTGAACTTATTATACTCCTCACGCTTCTGCTCGGCAGACATATTTCTACCGATGAAGGTAGCCAATACCTTGGGCGTAAAGCCGTTCTCTGCACTGTTCTTAATGTGCTTACCAAAGGAGAAGTCCGAAGCAATGTAGTGGAATGCGGAAATGTAGTTAGGAACACCGTAGTATGGGTTGCCTGAATATGGGTTGGCTACATACAGCAATGCCTCTGTAGAAGACTTGTCAAACTTGTTGAACGCCTTAATCTTTCTTGGCTCATTGTGCTGTACAGAATTAGCCCCATAGCCGAAGCTTCTCCTTACGATGTAGTGTGTGACCTCACCCTTTTCATTTGGCTCTGCTACACGCACTCCTTTAGGGTCTACAGACTTAAACTCAATAATCTTGGTACGCTCCTTGTTCCAGCGAACATACAATGCCAAAGCACCCTTGTGTTCGTATTGGAATGCAGCGTGGGTTAGCACCTCATACATCCCTTGGTTGTTACCACCGCAATGGTTTAAAAACGCCTTTAGCTCTGCCTTGGCCTTGTTAGTGGTAAGGAACTCATCCTTGTAGGCAATGTCGTTACCTACTACCATCTTTGCTTTCTTGGTTAGAATCCCACTGTGTACTGGAGATTGTCTCAACATCTTCTCAAGGATAACGGGGAAGTCATCGTTGACACCAAACTTGATGTAGTCACCCAAGGTGGTGTGGCCAAGCTTGTATCTTCCGTTAAGGTCCTCGATAGAGTTTTCTAACTCGTTAGTGGCAATGCTATGCTCCGTAGCCTGTACAAAGGTATTGGATGCAAAGAATTCTGTAATATTTTGAATAAGTCCCATTGTATTAATTTACAATTTTAGGTTACGTCATCGACTATATCAGCAAGATATGTTTTTAGTTTTTGACCTAAATTATTTACAAACTGAGGTATTGCTCCATATCCATTATCGTATTGTATGTTTGGATTAGCATTAAAGAAAGCTGTTAAGTCATCAACATATTCCTCTTTGGTTATGTTAAACTGAAGCCTTGCAGTTGCATTAGACATACCTGTAATAACAGGAAGCATTTCTAATGAGCCATATGATTTAACTTCTGTTAACTCATTAGCATTTAATGTAACAGAAGTATAGTAAGGGCTTAAATGATATGCTACAAATGGTAGATTATTTGTTGTTCCAGATGTTGGATTTACATTTGTATGATGAATATAATTCCCGCCAATAGAAGTTTTTACATACATCTTATAGTTTCCTGCGATTAAATCGCTTAGGTTATATGTACTTGTATCTACCAATAAAGAACCTGTCAACTCGCTTCCTGAGTCTATAACTGATTGTGCTTCAGATAAACTTGTAGAAAAAACAACAATCATATTATCAGCTTCTTGTTGCTGAGTATATATCTGTTGGCCAGGGGCTTCTGCATCTACTTCGTTTGATAGAACAACGCTATTAGAATATATGCCGTTTCCTAAAGCATTGTATTGATAGCTTTGTACTTCTGTAAGATACGTGTAACTATTTCCACTATTAGTTATCGTCAATTCATATTCACCACCATCAATCTCATTACTTAATAAATCTATATTAAGCTGAATAAAGTCTTTACAAGAATCAAGGTTGTTTAGGTCGGTAAGATTCGTAATGGTTAACGAACCTGTACCAACAGTCTTCTCCAAGGTAATATCAAAAGAGTTGACGGTAAAGTCACCAAGCTTCACAAAGGATAGCGTGTTGACCACTCCTGTTTTTAGACGCTTCATTAGATATATTTTATTCCTATAGTATTTTTGGTTCTACCATATAGCATATTATAAAGTCTATTTAAACTAACATCTATGCTTTTTGCAGCGTAAGCTATTGAATGGTATTCCTTTCCAACAGACTCTATGTAAACAGGTCTGTTATTCGCCTTGCTTATTTTTTCTTTTGTTTCTTCAGAGTGATTCTTTCCGTAAAAACTATTTTTAGAACCAGTTCTTTTAGAAGCGTAAATAGACAGTTTTCTTTTTTGCTCTTCAGTTTTTTTTAACCCGTATGATGGATTGTCTGTTCCTTTGTTTTTACCATATCTTGGATTTGATTCATCTGTCCCAAATCCTATTGCAGTGTTTTTTAAATTGTAAGACCTATTGTCTTTTGCTGCATCAAGTTCTTCAAGAATAAATTCCTCTAACTCCCTATAATGTGGACCTGTATAAATAATTTCTCTTACAAATGAACTTGGCCTTTTTTCATAGGCTCTTTTAAAATGAATACCACTACCTACATACCCATCATCAGGAGTCCCTTTATGACTCCCGATGTAGTACATACCATTAGAGGTATCGGTCCATCTGTAAACGAATCCGCTCATTAAGGCAAAGTTACCTCGTCTTCAGTTGGTTCAGGGAAAAACTCTGGGTGAAGTTCTCGACATTTTTCGGTCCATTCACGAATTGCAGAGCTGCTACCGAAAGTATGGATTCCCATAGGGGCCATCCAAACCATAGCATTGTCCCAAGAAGGGTCAGGTTCTCCGTCCCAAAGTATGTCGATGTGATATGTAGATGTCATCACTGGTGGAGTGATTTCATTACCCTCCTCATCGTATACACCTTCTTGTTCAATTAAATGGCCTAAATGAACGATGCTATGGTTATGAGTCGGATTTCCCTCCTCGTCAATTCCAAGAGCATTCAATTTTGTTGTGGCTGCGCCTTTACTTCCAAAGGCGTACTTGCGGAAAACTTTTTTCATAATCTTTTTAATCCGTATTTATTTGTTTTTTGTCCTCTTATCATATTGCCTATATGAGATATAGAGCAGTTTAAATCTTTTGCAGCATCTTTAGAACAAAGGTATGTTTTGTCATTATACTCACAATATATCTTTGTTGATTGAGATATACTCATTTGTCGTTTAGATGCCTCTGTATGTTTTCTTCCTTTAGTATATCCTTCTTTTCCGTAAGCAGGATGATTTTTACCACTTCTTTGTTTTGACCATAACTTTCTTGTTTCTTCAGAAAAAAATGTATTACCCTTTTTAGACTCTGATATTTTTCTTTTTGTCTCTTCAGTATGTCTTGTTACACCTTTCCAATTGTTAGTTAAGTTGTAAGACATAGGGTCATTCATTGCATCTAATTCTTGAAGAATAAACTCCTCAAGTTCTCTATGGTCGTGTCCAAAGTATATTATCTCTCTTGAAAAAGATTCTTTTCTTTTTTTATAGGCTTTATTAAAGAAGTGTCCGCCTCCGACATAGCCGTCCTTTGGATGACCAGTATGGCTTCCAATGTACCACTTGCCGTTAGAGGCATCACTCCATTTATATACAAATCCTATCTCACACATTAGTCGATAGTTGTTAGGTCAATCGCCTCTTGGTCAGTTAATGCAGTTGGGAATACTAAAAGTGATTTAATTTCTTTACTTGAAGCACTTCCTGCGTAATATAGATTTCCACCATC